GATATCAAAAAAATACCTCAGCAGTAACCCACCGCACCAACACCAGATAACCACCCTATCGCTATCGCAAGATTAGCGCAGATTTCGCACATCCAGAGGTAAGCATGAATATTGATAAATACAAACTTTGTTTAGCTCAATCGCAAGCTGGAATTGCACATTATCTCAAGGATGAGAACGGATGGCGCGAAGCAAACGAAACATTAAAAAAGGCATACGGAGTACAGCATGAACGCAAAGCAGAAACACGCAAAACATCAGATATTCGCACTATTGCGAGAGTCTAAAATGACAAATGAGCAAATCGACGACTTAGTTTTTCAATGGAAAATGAAAGTATCGATGGAGCGTACAAACCTCATTCAGCATGAAATAAACACACGTAAGGAGCGCGCGTTTATCTAAGGAGGCTCTATGTTAACGAATACCTACGGACTCAGAAACGATTGGTACGAACGCCAAATGGAAAAGCAGGCGTTTGTTAATTCTCAGGAAGAGAAAATATCAGTTGATGAGGTTATGGATAGCCTACCAGAAGAACTGTTATGTATGGATTTAGCAAGGAAGTTAAATCCGGTATTTGAAATTAGCCCTCAGGCATTGGATGCGGTTTTAGATGGAATTAAAACAGCAATACAGATCGGGATAGATAAGGAGGTTTTATGATGAAAGATGGAATCTACTATCACTTAAGCAATGAGGATTACCACAAGGATGAGGCAATAGGATCAACGTCAGTAAAAGCAATGAATATTAGCCCGGCAAACTTATATTTTAACCCATTTAAAGGAAGCAAATCGGCAAATATAGGAACTGCAATTCACGCAGCATTGCTTGAGCCTGATGTTTTTAAAAAGGAATTCATTCTTAGTCCTGACATTAAAACCAGAGCGTCAAAGGAATACAAAGAATTGGTTAAGGTGTGCAATCCTGACAATATTTTTATAAATGGCGAAGTGGAAACAGTAACAAGGATGGTTGAGTCTGCAAGGATGAATACCGACTTTATGGACTACATGGAAACAAAAGGGAATTCAGAAGTATCGATGTTTGCTACATGTCCAATAACTGAATTAAGGCTGAAATGCCGATTTGATAGATTATCTGACTCTCTACCCTACCCGCTTGATATAAAGAGTTGCATGGACGCAACAGAGCGAGGCTTTAGTCAGGCGTTTGGTAAATATCGATACCATATTCAAGCGGCCTTTTATCTGTACGTTTTAAAGCTAACCACAGGGATTGAGTTAGACCAGTTTTGCTTCTTTGCGCTTCAAAATAAACCGCCTTATACCAATTGCATGTATTACATCGGCATGGAATCGCTGGAACTTGGCTATAAGCAAATGCACGAAGCATTACGCAAAATTAAAGAATGCATTGATGACGAAGCGCTACGAACTGAAGGAATAGCTCTTCCACCGAGTGAAATCAATGTTCCTAATTACTTATTCGATGATGAATACTTAGATGATGAGGTGTTTCTCTAATGGACTTATCACGCACAATCATCCCAAAGTCAGATCAGATTAACTTTGAAGATGTTCAAACTACACCGATTACCGCTGTTATTAAATCCGTTCGCGAAGGAACGAGAGATCAGCCTGTTTTTATCGACTTAGTAGGTTATGACGGCAGGCCATACAAACCATCTAAATCTATGCGAAGGGTTCTTATTGGTGGATGGGGAAATAACGGTCATGACTGGGTTGGAAAATCTTTAACAATAATTGGAGATCCATCCGTTAAGTTTGGCGGCGTAGCTGTTGGGGGTATAAAAGTTTATGCGATGAGTGATATTGAGTCTGATTTTTCAATGATGCTTTCTGTTTCAAGAGGTAAGCGCTCAGAGCATAGAGTTAAAAAGCTACTGACAAACCAAATGATGCTTGCCGATTTCACATCAAAATTAAACGAGATGTCGCCAGAACATTTCGAAAAATCATATCAGTGGCTTAAAAATAAATTTTCAGGAGATGATGAAAATATTGAGAAGCTAGAGGTTGTTTACAAGAGCCATAAATCAGATATGGAGAACACATAATGGCAAGTAAAGGCGTGAATAAATGTATTCTCATTGGTCACTTGGGGCAGGATCCGGAAATCCGCTATATGCCATCAGGTGGCGCTGTTGCAAATCTCACACTGGCCACATCGGAATCGTGGCGTGACAAACAAACTGGTGAAATGAAGGAACGGACCGAGTGGCATCGGGTATGCATCTTCGGCAAATTAGCAGAAATTGCAGGTGAATATCTGAGAAAAGGAAGTCAAGTATATATCGAAGGTTCTCTGCAAACCAGAAAATGGCAAGACCAAAGCGGTCAAGACCGATACACAACGGAAGTGGTGGTAAATATCGGTGGAACAATGCAGATGTTAGGCGGTAACGGTGGTAATCAATCAGGAGGCCAGAAGCCACAACAAACTCAAGGACGGGGTCAGCCACAGCAACCGCAAGCACCACAAGCATCGAGCAATCAAGCACCGCAAAGTGAGCCACCGATGGACTTCTCAGATGATATTCCGTTCGCCCCTATCGGACTCCCCTACCCACGCCACGCTATTTATGTGATTTAACCAAAGGATATAACCATTACTCAGTGCAAGGATGCAAACAGGAGATAGATATGAAAAAGCAAACAGTAGATTTACTAAATTCTAATAACGAAACTATTTTGATGATGCGAGGCAGCCAAACTAAAGAGCAAGTTATCGACACTGCAATTAAAGAAAACATTATTTGTGAAAGCGATAAATCGGAATGGGTCAATTGCGATCGCGTTGATGTTTGTTATTACAAGGCAGTTCCTCGTTATGGTTATTCAGCATATTACTATCCATCAAATAAAGATGTTAAAGGTGCATTTTTAGCGACAGCTTTAATTATCTTTTAATTTAACTCGCAGGGATGCAATGAAGAGGAATGAATATGAATACTTTTACACACCATAATCAAATTATGAAATTTACATTGCCAGAACCAGATCCTAGGAATGTTTGTAACTTTTGCGGTGGAAGCGGTAGTAAGGACAATTTAATCCAAGGTAAAGCAGCAAATATTTGTTTTGAGTGTTCTGACTTGGCGAAAGAAATAGCAGATGAAAAGCGTAAGGAAATAGCAGAAAAGGAAATCAAAGAAATTGCTCGATTAATTGAAGGGTATGCTGTTAAAACTGACAGTGCAGATATTGCCAGCCTGCTTCATCAAGCTGGATATAGAAAGGTGGAGTGATGGATAAATCAAGACAGCAGTTTGATAGAGAGCAAATGAAATTAGGCGTTCTATATGCTCGCAATCATTTAATTAGCGCATACAGAGCTAACTTTATAGAGTGTGATGAGAAACAGTTTGCAATGTTTATGAGTGCATTATCTCACGTTGCAAATGAATCCATCGATATTGAATTAATAATGGGAAATGTATTAGCTTGTAATGATGAAGCTGAGAATTGGATTAAAGAAACTTTAATTAAATATTCTAAATAAATAACCATGCAAATAATCGGATATGTATTACTCATGCTAATACAGGGTTCTGCACACTCATAGGAAATCAAAATGATATATTTAAGTTTGTTCAACGGAATATCCGCTGGACGATTGGCACTGTATCGCGCTGGAATTAAATTTGATAAATATTACATTGCTGAAATAGATAAATTCGCTAATAAGGTATCTGAATTTCATTATCCAGACAATATCCAATTAGGTGATGTTAATAATTGGCATGAGTGGGGTATTGATTGGTCGAATGTGGGATTAGTTACTGCGGGATTTCCATGCCAGTCGTGGAGTTTGGCTGGCAAGCAATTAGGTGATAAAGATGAACGAGGTAAATTATTCTGGATGACATTAGAAATAATGAGTCATGTATTGGAAAATAATCCAGATGCTAAATTCATGCTCGAAAATGTAAAAATGAAAAAGGAATTTGAGGAATATATAACATTACATACGGAGCGCGCATTAGGTTATGTAAATAAAACTCTTATTAATAGTTCATTATTATCAGCACAAAATAGACAGCGTTATTATTGGACTAATTTTGAAGTTAGCCAGCCAGAGGATAAAGGTATTTTGCTGAAAGATATTATTGATGATGACAGTATTACTGATAGAGAAAAGTCATATTGTATTGATGCTAATTACTCGAAAGGAACAAATTTAAATCAGTACCTAAATAAATCCAGACGGCAAATAGTATTTAGACCATGCGAACCAAGAGAGCGCATTAAGCAATCTAAAGACGGATTAATTCATGTTGCCAATGCATCTGACATTAGAGGTAACGAGTCTATACTGCGCGTTTATTCTGATGCTGGAAAAGCTCCAACGCTTTCAACGTGCCAGGGTGGGCACAGAGAGCCGAAAGTAGCAATCTATCAGCGTCCTCGAGGTAAAAATAATGGAGGTGTTCACACTGAAAAGTCACCAACACTCACATCTAATTCATGGGAACATAATAACACTCTGCAATATAGAAAATTAACCCCTAGCGAATGTGCAAGGTTACAAACGTTCCCCGATGGTTGGTGTGAAAATATAGTTTCAAATTCACAGTCATATAAATGTTACGGCAATGCGTGGACTGTTGATGTTATTGCTCACGTATTCAAATGTGCATATAGAGAAAATAAACATGAAGCTATTCGTCCTGTTGTTAATTATGAACAATCATGTAGTGCCAATATCTGATGATTTATACACGCAATCGGAATGCAATAAACGTGCTGAATATTTAATGTCAGTGAGGAATGTTGAAGTTATTTGTGGGGAGGTGATGAAAGATGAATAAACGAAATCAATTACTTAATCGTATTAATTGGGATGCTCAAGATGTTGGAATGATAAGACTTAGAAATGAAGATATTGGGAGTAAACTTCAAGTTCGATGTACTGCATTATGGAAAGAGTTATTAAATGCTGATATTCCAGCCGATGATTTAATTAATCGATTAACTACATTTCATAATGATGTTGAATTATCAGCAAAACAAACGGGATTGTATAATGAATAAATACACCGAACTCTCTGATTTCGAGATTAATAAAAAGGTATTCATTCTTAATTGTAAGGATGATTGCATTCAGTATAAAGATATCAAGCAACGCACTGGAAGTTTAAAGTTATTCCAGCGCCAACTAAAAGCCAATATTAAATATGATAATGAAGAAACATGGGAAGAAACAGAATGGATTGATTTCTTTGGTCACGCTATGGCAATGAGCCTAGTAGAGACAAATAAAATTGCCATTAGCTATGTAGATGAAATTTGGCAATGTGGCTCTGGTTGGAATGTAGCAGAAGATAAAAAATTAACTCGTGCCATATGCTTAGCATATTTATTAATGAAGGATGCGGAGAATGAAGGCTGACTACGGAGGTAGCCATACACCAAAGGAACTGCGTGATAGATGGCAAACTCCCCTACCTTTATTTACAGCACTGGACGCTGAATTTGGTTTCTATTTAGATGCCGCCGCCGATAAAAATAATGCGCTCTGTTCACGTTACCTCACTGAAAAAGACGACTCGTTAAATTGCGACTGGGAAAGTTATGGCGGTATTTGGATTAACCCGCCATATTCAGATATTCAGCCTTGGATTAATAAAGCCGCCGAACAATGTAAAAAGCAATTGCAACCTGTTGTGATGTTAATTCCTGCTGATACTTCTGTCGGTTGGTTTAATTCTGCATTAGAAACAGTCGATGAGGTGAGATTAATTACAGGAGGAAGAATATCATTTATTAATGCTGGTACAAACAAACCCGTCAATGGAAATAATAAAGGCTCAATGCTTTTAATATGGCGACCATATATCAAGCCACGAAAAATAATTAATACTGTCGATAGAGACGAGTTAATTAATATCGGCAATAGAATATTAAATGAATGGAAAATAGCATAGGTGAATTATGAGATTAATAATTCGCGGTGAAGTCACGCCCACAGAAAGGATAGCTATTAATGAGGCACTGGAAGCCCATAAAAAGAAATATAATCGAACTGGAATAATCGTTAATCATAAAATAAAGATAGGAAAGAATATCTACCCAGTCGAAATAGAAAACTGCCGTAGATCATACATGGTCACTTTGCGTAATAAAAGGCAAAGACTATGAATGCACAGGCAATGGAAAACGCGAGACGGCAAATAGCAAAGGAATGCTTAATCGAACTCAGAAGCCACGGAATACCAAACGACAAACTAACCACTCAGATCCTCGATAAATACACACCGAAGTTTAAGCCTCTAAATCACACAAAGTACAACACCAAAGATGTTATGTGCCAATACATCAGAAATCTGCAAAAGGAAGAGAAGAATGGA